TATTGTTTTCCATATGCCTATACCTCCTTCGTGTTCATAAGTTGTTTCGCATACTCTTCTAATGGCACACCTAATTTTTTAGCAATTGCTACTTGAGAAGATGTGAGTCTCACACTTTTGCGACCAGTCTTTGAACTACGCGTTGCAGAGGCAACGTTCTGTGTAGGTTTACTAGTCTGTTTTTCTACAGTTGTATCAAACTTATGTGGGAATTCAAGCTTTATTCTCTTGTCAATCTCAGCATAATAATCATCTGATTTAGGATCAAATCCCTCTTCCTCTGTGAGTTTTCTATGTAAATCAAACGCTGTATATGTCATTGCGTTATCTTTACCAAACCAATCATTTCTCTCTGCCCATGCTTCTGCTTTAGGATCTGGCGCGGCAGCTCTTTTTGGTTGTGCTATGGCTTGGGATTGAGGCTTATCTTTTAAAGCAGTTTCTTCCATTTGTTGAGCAGTTTTTAATTCTGCTAACTTTCCTTGTTCATAACCAAGTTGGGAAATAGCTGTTAAAGCTTCTACCTCTGCTTTAGAATCTTGTGAGTCTCTGGCAGCCGCTAGTTTAGCTTGAGCTGCAGCAAGAGAAGACGCGATCCTGCCTTCCATTTCTGTTGCATAATTTTTATCTAAAGATGTAGCTTGAGTTTTAAATTGATCTCGTTCTTTTCTAACACTTTCAGCATATCGTAAAGCTTCGTCTTTTTGTCTTTCAGCTTCACGCATTTTTTTAGTAAGCTTGGCTATTCTTTTCTTAACTCCTTCAGAATAGTCTTCAACTTCTTGACTGTTACTTTGTTGCTTATCACTCCCTTGAACAGCAGGCTGCTCCACAGGTTTCTCAGGTGTATCATCGGCGACACCACCGTCTTCAAGCTTTGTTTCACGTTCATCTTCATATGTTTTGTCCTCTTCTTTTATTTTTTCTTCTGGCAGTTTGATTTCTACTTCAGGACCTGAAGTATCTATATCAACTGTTTCTTTTAGTTTTTCTTCTGTTTCTGGCATAGTTTCTCCTTATCTATGTTAAAATTCGTGGAATATATCTTCAGGGTTTTCCACGGTTGCTAAAACTTCATCATCATTGAGAAGTCTTATCTCACCCCCATCTATTTTAATTCGTGATCCTGCATATCTTGCAAAGATAATCCAATCACCTTTCTTGCACCAGGGACCTTCTGGGTATCTTTCTTTATCGTAACATTGTGGGCCCATATCTAAAATTAAACCACAAGTTGATGCTACTTGTGATCGTTCTACTGTTTCATCTGCTAATATTAAACCACCTTTAGTTTTTTCTTTTTGTTTAAAAGGTAAAACTAAAATTCTCCAACCTGTAGGTTTTGGAAGCTTTCCAGATTCGTTTTTTTCAACGCCAACTAATTCTTTATTTGGTAGGTGTATCTTTGGATTTGATACTGATGACTGTTCCTTCACTTTCATTTTGCTCCTTTTTATTTAGCAGGGTGGATATTTCCTGATTTAAATATTGATACGTTCGTATCTGACCTAACATATACTGGTATTTTTCCATGTTGTCAACACCACCAGAGACTAGCGCAGATACCACATCGTCATGTCTCATTTTGATAATTCTTTTTATCTTTTCTACAAAAGTTAAATCATCCATCTTTTTTCTCCTTCTTTCTTATGGCATTTTTGCCTTGTTTAAATATTGCAGCGACTTGTCTTTTACCCATAACCTTGGCACGCTGTTCTCCAACAGTTAAAATTTGAATTTTTCTAGCAAACGGTTTATTAATTTTTTTAACTTTCGCCACCGTCTTTCTCGCATCCGTTGGCGTTGCGAACTTGATCTTAACAGTGTCACGAGGGTTTTCATCGGTATATAATCTCCTACCATATTTTTTTCCTGGATGTTTACCTGTACCTTTTTTAGGATCAGTCATCTTTAAATTCTTTCAATACTTCTAATTTCTCTTCTGCTTGAGCAATCTTATCTATTAATTTATCTGCTTCATCTACGTGTTGTGGATGTTCACCAATCGCAACTGGTTTTTCTAAATATATTTTTAGTGTTGCTTCAGCTTCTGATATTTGAGCGTTATATCTATCTTCTAGTGCTTGTAATATTACATCTCTTAACATTTCCATCTTCTCCTAGCCTGACGTAGTCTAGAATTAGGATTTTTTGCAGCTTTCGGAAATTTTTTCATTTGACCGGCGCTTCTTGCGCAGAAGGACTTACGTCTCTTCGCAGCTTTAGATCCAGGTTTTACTTTACCCGTCACGGCTGTTTTTAGTTTTGAACCAGGGTTTGCTCTTCGATATGCAGCAACACCTGCTTTTGTCATTCCAGCCCCTTTTTCAGTGGGTCTAAAATTTTTTTTATTTCTTTTTGGCATGGTGTCTCCACCTTTTGCCATTGTAACTCTTATAGTATTTGGTTGGCCTTTTTTATTTATATTTCTATGAACGGATTTTAAAGGAATTTTAAAAGCTCTTACACTGCTCATGCTAAACCACCCATGCTCATGCTTTTTCTTTTTGTGAATGTTTTTACGTTTGTAGGTTTAGGTCCCACATTGGCAGCTGCCCGTTTCCTGGCAACGGCAGATCTTCTCTGTCCTTCTGACATTCGTCTCGCTTTCGCTAGAGGCACGCATTTTGGGTACTTCCTCTTCGCATCCTTCTTTTGTTTTGAACGGCCACACTTTGCAAATGAGCCATCTTTTCGCTTGCTCCCAATATCTACCCATTTTTGTTTGAACCATTTATCAAGACCATTTTTAGACATGTTTAATTATTTTAGTTTTCTTTGCTCTATTTGACATGATAGCACCGCAACCTCTAGCTACGAAACCACCTTTTTTTAATCCTTGTCTTTTTAATCTGGAAGTTGCTTCCATTAATCCACCCTTTGCTTTACTGCCTCTGAAATCTTTTCTTTTAACTCCAGATGGATCTTTAATTTTTCCGGCACAAATTTTAGAAGCGTATGCATTTGCATATGCCGACGGGTACACGTCGAACTTTCTTTTCGCTGCTGCTTTACCTCTTGGACAAAGTTTTGTCATTTATCTTTTCCTCGCCGTTTGTGCAGCTCTTCTAAAGTTAGCTGCAGTCGGTGCACCCTTTGCACCTTTCTTTTTCATTTTACCACCACGTTTTCTTTTGGCATGAATGTTCGCGTATAAACCTTTACGTGCCATTATTTTTTTCTCTTCTTTACTCTTCCACCTTTTTTAGCAACCATTCTATCCGGATTAAAACCCATTTTTTTAATTGCTTCTTTTCCTTTTGCTGTCTTAGCCATTTTAGCTAAACCTTTATTTTTACTTTTACTTATTGGTTTTCCCATTATTTTTTCCTTTTTATTCCAGCTTGAGAAAGGGCAATCGCAATTGCCTGCTTTCTATTTTTTACTTTTTTCTTAGAGCCGCCAATGTTGAGTTTGCCTTTTTTAAACTCACGCATTACCTTCTTAACTTTTTTCTGGCCTTTCACTATCTATTGATCTTTCCAGATTTTTTAGCTTTAGAACCAAATTTTCCATAAGACTCATCTCTAGAAGCTTTCAATTGCTTTTTAGTTCTTTTCTTCTTAATTCTCATAGCAATTGATTCATCTTTTCTAGCTTTGAATCCTTGTTTTTTCTTACCGACTTTACCGCCTTTTTTCATAGCGCCTCTGTCCATAAGTTCAGTTGGCATTCTTTTAGACCTCATGTTTTCACCTTGTCCTCGTGAATACATCATGTCTCCTGTTCTGCCACCCATTCCGCCGCCAGCTAATTTTTTTCTACCGACTTGTCCTCTTGGTTGACCTACTTGTGTATTAAATCTAAAGTTTGGCATTATTTTTTTCCTCCGTTTCTAAATATTTGTGTTCCCTTTATACCATAAATGCTCGCCACGACAAGGATCCATAAATTTGTGAACCATTGGGGCAGTGATGAAAAATACTCAAAGAACAATTTCATCTTATCCATGGCCGCGGGATCATCTGATATCACCGCCCAAGCAAGCACTGCTATCGGCGCCGTTAATACAAGTAAAACGAATTCGTCTTTCCAGTCCGATTGTCGGGCTTCTAAAAGTTTTCCCTGGTATTCCGCCTGTCCGTCGGCCATACGCTTTGCATGCATATGCTGAGCGTCAGCCATAGCCATCTTTGTCTCCTGGCGCTTCTTAAATATGTGCGTGCCAGCCTGCAAAGCAACCTTTGCTAAACCAAACCACGCCATACTAATACCAAGTAGCTTTTACCGGCTTCTTATCGGGTCTAATTCTTCTAGTTCCTTTTACATCCACAGTCTGTGATTCGTTTGGCATAGTAGTTTGGATATCAATCCCACCTTTTTGCATGCCATCCTTGTCTGCACCCAACTCTGGAGTAATTTTTGGATCTTTTACATTATTTTTTGTCATAGTTTCTCCTTATACTATCTTTTTGGACCTTTCAAGATCTCTACATCAGCCATTTTGAATAAATCATTCTGAATTTTAGCTGTTTGAGACATTGCTTGCTTTGTTAATGATGTACTTGCTCGTAAATTTGCTAATTCTTCGTTTTGTTCGAGCTTTTCATCAAACTGTTCTTGACCCATAAGCTGTTTTGATCGATCTAAATTGATTTTTTCTTGATCTTGCTCACGTTTTACACTTTCGTTAAGCGCTCTTAGGTCTAATTCTCTTGCTTTTAGTTGTGCAACAGGGTCATTTCCAAATGCACCCATAATTTCTTGTTCTTCTTGTCTAAATTCTCTCATCATTTCAGCAATCAACTTAGATTTTCTAGATTCCATTTGTGTTGTAACTGTTAAAATCTGTTGTTGTACTTGTGGGTCTTGTTGTAGCTGTGGATTTACCTGTATAGCTTGTTGCAATTGTGTAATTTGTTGTAGCTCAGTTGCAAATTCTATTTCTAATTGTTCTTGTGCCATTAAAGAAATGTGTTCAAAGATATTTTTTTCTAATGCACCCATAATAACAGGATTATTTTTTGCCATATAATTTAAGTGAGCTGTAATGTGAGCTCTGTGATCTTGACCTTTGAATGCTTGAAAAGGTTTTCCAGTCATTGCCATAATATTCTCTGATGCAGGATCCATTGGCATTGGTTGTTGCGGTGGTGGTAATATTGCATCAATATTTTTTACACCAATTGCTTCGTACATATCTCTGTACGCTTCGTACATGTTATGCATTTGTGGATTAGACATAGCTAATTGTAATTCTGTTTGTGCTAAACTTATTCTTTGTGATTGTGAAAATATATTTGGATCAGCTACAGGAATAATATCTATCTTGTCATCAAAATCCGTAACCTTAATATTTCGTTGTGCACCAACGACGTCATAAGGATACTCAGCAGGCAAATAAGTTTTAAATACATTCGCAAGTAATTCAAACTCTTGTTTCATCGCCACATACATTCTTTTGTGTATGGCTGACATGACTCTGGAACCACGTTCTAAGAGAGCTATGGTCGTACCAACAGCTGCTTGTTGGTTGCCGTCACCGACCTGCATGTCAGCTATGGCGGCAAATCGTTGTCCTGCCTGAACTACAATCCCCATCAACTGCAATAAAGTCTGTGATGGTTCTTTAAATGGTAAGGGCATAAATGCGTCTCTGATGTTTCCACCAGGTGCATCTACATCTCTGAACTCTCCAGGTTGGATAGAATTTGCTTCGTCTCTTACACGAATACCTCGTTGTTTAAAACCTGCAGGCATATTTGAAAATGTACCTGCATCAATTAATTGTCTTAATGCGTTAGTTGCAGTTCTAGATAAACCACCAATCATGTGGATTAAACCAAAACCGTAGAATCCTAGACCAGGTAAAAATTTAAAATGAACAAAATATTCTATTTTCTTTTTTAACGGATCCATAGGTTGATAGTTTCTTCTAATAGATAATACTTCTCTACTACCAGCATCCAACGTAATAATGTATGGAAGTTTGATTCCAGTCATATCACCAGCGTTGTCTTTATCTTCAAATCCCTCTAGATCTAAATCCATGTGAAATTCTAAGATAGTGAAAATATTATCTTCTCTTGTTTTCTTAACACCTTCTAACTCTCTTTCTTTTTTCTCTACGTCTGTTTCTTGATTATATCCAGGGTTTATTTCTATATCTCTATAGAAACCTGACACTTGTTTTTTTCTTAAATCATTTTCTGACATTTTTAATTTATGCACAACTGCTTCTGCATCTTCGATAGATGTTGCAGTGTATGGAACTATTAAATCATCAGCGGGTACGAACTTAGAAACAGCTCTGCCTAAGAGTTCATCATAATAGATTTTCTTGAAGGCAGAGCCACTAAGAGGGAGATAAAAAAGCATTTGATCGAACTCGGGTTCC